GCCGCAGGTAACCCGTACTCGTCGTTCTTGCACCACGACTTCGCGTAGTAGTTGCGGCCCATGTCCGAATACAGGTGCTCGCGCAGCTCGCGGCGCTTCGCATCGGGCCACGGCGCGGCCTCTACGCCGGAAGAATCCCCGCCGTACCAAATCGAACAGCCGCGGATATTCGCCTCAAGCCATTCAGCGATAGCGCACAGCCCTAGAAGGTCGCCGCGCTCGTATCCGGGGCCGTAATAACGCGACCACACGCTGACCTCAAGCAAGCACTCGCCGGGATCGGCGATGATCGGGTCACCGTCCTGGTGATATTCGGAGCCCGGAGGCGGATCGTCCTCGTCGCGGTACAGATGCAGCGTGCGCTCGATTGCCCGGCGCCGCTCCTTGAAGGAGAACTCGCCCACGTCGGCCACGATCTCTTTGCGCAGCCGATCCGATTCGTCACGCGATCCGAATAGTGCCGCTTTTCGTTCGCGCTCCGATGCTGCGGACCACTCCGCATACAGACGATGCGCATTGAACGCGGCGTGCCACGCTTCGGTGACTTGGCGGTATTCCTCGGGCGGCAGGCCGTCGCTCGTGAAGAACTTCTCGGCGCCGATCGACTCGCAAAGCTGCCATGACGTTTCGGTCAGCCAGTCTTCGGTGACGGTCTCGTGAGGAATTCCGCGAATCAGAATGCGTGCGTCGATGCCCATGTTATTTGGCTCCGTTGGCAGAGGACGCCACTGCAATTGCGTCGCGCGCGGCGTTGATCGCGTGATATATGGCTTGCCCGTCGAGCCGGTAGATCGTGTCGTCGCCGACGATGTTCTTCTGCGGACCGTGAGGCGAATCACTGCGCAGCGCTGCCTCGATCTTGACGAGCGCGTCGAACATCGTTGGCGCTGCGGCCATGAGCTGCTGATTCGCGTAAGCCTGCTCGTTGTAGAAGTTCGCCTCGCCTACGACCTTGCCGCTGTCGTCCGCGATGATCTTGTGCCCGCGACTCGGCGGCGCGACGCGCCAAGGCCCTGGGGTGTGCTCAGCCATTTGAGTGACCCTCGGGTGAGGACTCGCGATTGGGAACGCGGACCGAGTGCAGTAGCTTTATCTCGGCCGGGCCGTCACAGTCGCTCTCGGGCGGTAGCTGACCGCCATCCCGCAACGAAGCGAACTCCGCTTCGGCTTCCTCGCGGTCCATTTCGAGCGCGTCATCCCGCTGGGGAACGAAGTCTGCGACGCCGCCCCGCAGTTCGCCGTTGTAGTACCAGCTGTCGCCGCAGCGAATCTGCTGAATGCAGAAAACGTGCAGCACTTTGAATCGTGCGTCTGCGCCAGAACCTGATTCAATTCGCGTCATGGACCGCATCTCCGTCTACCTTGGGATCTAGATTACGCGTTAGCTTACACCGTGTCAAGCGCTGTACGCTTGCAATGAAAACAGTGGCATGCTAGCGTTGGCCACATGGACCCTATTGCTGAAATTTCCAAGCGCCTCGACAAAGGCGAATCCCTGCGCGCCGTAGCTCGTAGCCTAGGCGTGTCGGCCCCCTACCTCTCGGACATCATGCTCGGGCGTCGACAGCCCGGTCCGAAGGTTCTAGCCGCCCTGGGGATCGAGCGGAAGATCGTGACGAACGTCACCTACCGCCGCAAACGTCCGCCCTCAGAAGCCCGTAAAGCGTCCTAGGAGGCTCCAATGCGCGACTTTGGGGTGGTGTTTCAGAAGTTAGACACTCGACATAAGCCTGCAAGCCAAAGCCCGCATCTGGACGACTGGACGGACAGCAATAGCAAGCGCCGTACCAAGTCACGGAACTACGAGCTGCATTTGCTCATCGTGGTGCTTGCGGTCTCGGCGGTGATAGCGGTCGTGCTGTTCAATCTTCTGGACGCGATTCGATGAGGTTTCGCGCCTTGCTCAGCGACGAGAAAACCCTCATCGGGCTTGCGAACAGTCTGGGCGGGCTCGTCGTTTGGGTAGCTTACGTAGTGCTCAGATGAAGCGCCTCACTTCGTTGCCGCGCAACGCACTCGTGCCGGAAGCCGCCACTGAACGGTTGCAGCGGAAATTCACGGAGGCCAAGGCAGAGCTCGAGCGGGAGAGGTTCTGGGCCGCGGTACAACGTAGCAAGCAGCCGCAGCGTGGCATTGACTGGGAGCGTGACTTTCTATGACCGACCCAAAGCTTAAAACCGGAACGCGCTTTTGCAAGTGCGCTACCTGTGGGCGTTATTTCGGAGGCTTCTCCGGCTTCGATCTGCACCGCGGAGGCCCTTGGGAAAGGCGTATTTGCCTCGATCCGGCTGCGGTAATGGACAAGCACGGCCGCCGGAGATTGTGGCTAAACGAGCGTGGTTACTGGGTCTCAGACTATTTTGGGGAGGTCATGGCGTGAGCAAACCCTTTCTGGTGACCGTGATCTTCGTTCTCGTAGTCTTCGGCTCTTTCATGACCGTTCTAAACCTCGCGCTGCGGCACGTGAACGACGAGGTCGCAGGCAAGTGCTTAGCTCCGGTGATCTATCTTGAGCCGGGGACGCAAGCGTAAATGAGCGGCAGCAAGCCCAAGCACCGCAAGGCGCAGTGTCATACAGACCAACCGCACTTCGCCCGCGGCTTGTGCAAGGAGTGCTATCAGCGCCGACAGAACGCCAAGGCGTCGTCGCAAGGAGCGCATCACGTTGGGCTCGTGCGCGTTCCTGTTCCTGGCTGGGGCAGCCTATGACCTCACACCACCCCGCTAACCCCTCGCGCCATTCTCGCAAGGCGGCACAGATGACGAAAGCCGAGCGCAAGGCAGAACAGATCCCAGTGAGCAGGGCTACTGGGAATCTCGTCCTCGTCGAAAACCATCGACGGCAGTGATGAGTCTGGGTGGCACATGACACATACCGCTTCCTCTGAAACACAAAGACCACCTTGCGGTGGCCCTTGCGACTACTCCGCAGTGGGAGTAGATTCTGTTCGTCGGGTCTGGATTGGCGTCCAACCGATGCGAAGTGAGCTTGAGGGGCCTTCACACCTTCACCGACTTCACATCAGTCTATCACGCAATCGGGGTCCATCCGCAACGGAGTCCATCACGGCGGCGTTACTGCGTGGGAGAGGGTTTTGAGCAGGTCCGTTGCCAGGCCCATAAATCCTGGGTCGTTACGGAATGTGAGGGAGTACGTCGGGGATGGCCTCCCGCGCGATACCTCAGACGGACTTGCTCCAAGCCCTCTCAGAGAGAGAAGCCTCTTGGTAAAAGCTATTCCGGGCAACGGTGACCCACTTACGTCCCGGTCGATTTGGAATCCCGCAAGGGAGCGCAACAGCGCAGGGGGCCTGAGTACCCGTACCATGGTGGTACCAAGAGGGGAAAGGGGTTGAATCTTGGGCGAAGGGAACCAGAGGGTTTCAGGGATGGTTAGGACGGAGCGCTGCAAAGCTGAGTCCTTTTACCTGCCATTTGCGGTGGCCGTGTTGCAGACCGCCATTCACGCGCAGGCCATCCACTCAAGTCCTTTGGGTTCCACGTGGAACATGAGTGAAGGGTTGGGCGCTAGGTGAGCGCAAGGCAACGAGACTTTCTTGAGGCTGATCCTCTGACCAATATCTCCGAAGCTATTGGCCTAGTGGAGTCGTTAGCCGACCTGCCTTTGGAAGCGAAGATCAACGCTATCAATGCTCTGAGAGAAGCGATAGCGAAGCACAGCCCGTTCGCTTCTGAACCAGTTGACTTTGTGAAGTGGGTTCCTGCCGATTCAGTTCAGGCAAACGACTACAACCCGAACGCAGTGGCTCCGCCTGAAATGGAGCTGTTACGAGTCTCGGTTGCGAGCGACGGATACACACAACCGATTGTGACGATGCTCGACGGCTCGACGCATGTTGTGATCGACGGATTCCATCGCAATCGAGTCGGCAAAGAATGCGCAGACATTCGTGAGCGCGTCAAAGGATACCTTCCGGTCGTTCAGATCAGAACGGATCGGGCAGAACGCTCAGACCGCATTGCCTCCACGATTCGTCACAATCGCGCTCGAGGTAAGCATCAAGTCTCGGCAATGGCCGACATTGTGGCCGAGCTCAAGAAACGGAACTGGAGTCACGCGAAGATTGCGAAAGAGCTTGGGATGGATGAGGACGAAGTTCTCAGGCTATGTCAGATCACAGGTTTGACCGAGCTTTTCAGCAATGAAAGTTTTTCTCAAGCATGGGACGCCGTCATTATGTCGGAGGAAGAAATCGCAGTTCTTGACGATGGAGACATCGCAGAGCCGGCAGACGAGGGTCGCGTGTTTCACGAGTGGCATAAATGGGAGTGCTATCCAGCGGGGTTTTACTCGGACAAGCCACCGGATGGAATGACGACCGAAGATTGCGAGATAGCTTACCGAGATTTCTTGCGAGACCTAGATCGCTTTGACGCGGCAATGAGACGCCTTCCGATCGAGTGGCCGATCTCGACAGAGCACTACCTGACGAACGAACGGATGAATCGCATTGCTTGGTTGGGGCAGGCTTCGATGTGCATTGAGACTGGAGTCCCTTCAAGATTCTGTGGTGGGTACAATATGCTCGAAGAATCGGAGCGACAAGCTGCTGACTTGAAAGCTCTAGAGCACCTAAACGCTTGGCTCACGTCGCACGGCCGACAAGCAGTTGACCTGGATGGCGCCGGAGTCAAAGCGGCCGTGAATCTGTACTGACGTGCAACTCAAGAGATCAAGAAATCAGAACGTTTACGATGCCGCAAAAGAGCGGATTGCGTACACGTTCGATCACTTTCAAAAAATCTTTGTGAGCTTTTCTGGCGGGAAAGACTCAACCGCAATGCTTCACCTTGTGATGGAAGAAGCGCGAAAACGAAATCGCAAAGTCGGTTGCATGCTGATCGACTTTGAGGCGCAGTACAAACACACCGCAGACCACGCTCGAGATATGTTCGAGCGATATGCGCGGTGGCTCGACGTTCATTGGATTTGTCTGCCGATCAAATTGCGCAACGCGGTGAGCAACTATCAGCCATCCTGGACGTGTTGGGACCCTGAGAGGAAAAGCGATTGGGTTCGCGAATTGCCGGACCATCCAAGCGTGGTTTCAGATCCTGCCTTCTATCCATTCTTCGTTCATCGCCTCGAGTTCGAGGAATTCATCATCATGTTTGGCGAATGGTATGGGCAAGGAGAGCCGACTGCCGCCTTCGTGGGGATTCGATGTGATGAGAGCCTAAATCGTTTCAGAACTATCGCGATTGCCGACAAGGAAATGCACGGCGGGAAGCGATGGACCACAAAAGTTTCCGAAGGGCTTTATAACGTCTACCCGATTTACGACTGGCGAACGAAAGACATCTGGGTCTATATGCGGCAAGGGAAGTGTTACAACAAAATCTATGACCTCATGCATCAAGCTGGTGTGCCGCTCGGTAAGCAGAGACTGTGCCAACCCTACGGAGACGATCAGCGCAAAGGCTTGTGGCTCTATCACATTCTTGAGCCGGAGACTTGGTACAAAGTTGTGGCGCGCGTCAATGGAGCGAACGGCGGCGCGCTCTACTCTCAAGACGAAGGCAACATGACTGGAGTTGACCGGATTAGCGTGCCGCCAGGTCACACGTACAAAAGTTTTTGCAATCTGCTTTTGAGCACGTTACCGGAAGTAAGTCGTACTCATTTCATTGAACGCTTCCGCCGACATATTAAAGGCTGGCGAGGGCGAGGTTACAAAGGCGACATTCCCGATTCGGCTCCGCGCGAGCTCGAAGTCAAACATTGGGTGCCTTCATGGCGCCGGCTCTGCAAAGTCCTTCTGCGCAATGACTGGTGGTGCAAAGGGCTCGGATTCACCCAGCCGAAAAGCGACGCCTACGCGCGTTACCAGGCGATGAAACGCGCGTGATCGCCGACCAACTCAAAGACGACAACCGCGCCCTAGCCAAGCGAGAGGCCCAACTCGAGCAACTTCAGCGCGACACCTCCGGGCTTCCGAGGCGTGAGGACTTAGCGAGGTCAGAGATTCTGAACGGCTCTAATCCTCGATACGTTGCGATGAAGTACGGGTTAGACGTTGAGCGCTGCGAGAAGTATCGAGCTGCGTTGGATTTTCAACAGGAGCAAAGGCGTGAGCGACAAATCGCAACGAGCAGCGATTGAGCGGCACTTGAAGGCTGGCAAGAGCCTTACAGCCCTTGAAGCTTTGCAGAAGTTTCAGTGCCTAAGATTGGCTGCGAGATGTTACGAGCTCAAGCAGCAGGGCATGGAAATCATGACCTACACAACGAGGGTCGGCCGTGGCGAGGAAGCAAAAAGAATCTCAGTCTACTACTGCCTCCGCGGTCGAGCCGCCTAAGCGCGAGGTCACGTGCTCAGAGTGTGGTCACGTTGGTCAAGCAGGGAATGAAGTCGTGC